GGCCCGAATGGCGTCCCAATGATTGCGGTCAAGCCGACGCTCCTTGGGAAGTCTGTGGCAGCCCAGGCTGCGAAAATGAAGCAGTATAACAGGTACATGGCACGTATGCGTCGCGGAGAGATGTGAAAATTCGTGCAATCTCCGTGCCAGTGCCGGACGAAACCCTAAGATCCAAGATACAATGGGTCGCCTTTTGCTTGGCGCCCTGCTCTATATCGTAAATGTCAACCATATGCCCGTTGCCACTTTCGATACATTTCGCGGTATGAATCGGTGGGTCCACGACTACCGGATCAACCACCCGACCGACCCGAATCTTAGCGAGGGAAGGGTCGATATTTACAAGTGTACGACCCGCGATGTGGTCGGTGAGAAGTGTCTAGCGTACAAGGTTATCAACGATAGAACATAAGGATATTATCTGTGTAATTACTAGCAAGATGTTGAACGCCCGTAACCTTGCCCAGCGCCGCTATATCGACCTCCTTTCGTCCCGTGTCCCTATTGTAATTGGTTCAGGCCCTGCCGGGACCGGCAAGACTCTTTTGGCGTGTAATGTCGGTTCGAAGACTCTCCAGAGGGGCGGGGTCTCCAAGCTGGTCCTGACCCGTCCGGCCGTGAGCGTTGATGAGCAGCACGGCTTCCTGCCCGGAAGTCTGGAGCAGAAGATGAGCCCGTGGACCCGGCCGATGTTCGATGCTCTTTCGATCTACTTCCGTCCCAAGGATATCAAGTCGATGATGGAGGATGGGTTGATCGAGGTCTGCCCTCTGGCCTACATGCGAGGTCGCACGTTCGATAATGCTTGGATCATTGGTGATGAGATGCAGAATTCCACCCCGAGTCAGATGAAGATGCTGCTGACTCGGATCGGGTTCAACTCAAAGTTGGTTATTGCCGGGGATGTGAACCAGCACGACCGGGGTTTTGAGAATAACGGACTCTCCGATTTGATTTCAAAATTGAATGACTCCGAGAACATCAGACACGTCCAGTTTACTGAGGATGACATTGAGCGCCATGAGGTGATCAAGGAGGTCCTTCAGATGTATCAGTGATAAACCAATCGATAGTATAATTTAGTTTATCTTCAAAATCAGAAAATTTAAGCTCGGGTATGAATTCGAGTAATTTTTTGTTCGAAGCAGTTTTCTTAATTTGACCATCGTGATAAGAGATATCAAATTCATGCGCATAATCCAACTTTTTTGATATTATACGTGCGACCGTCTCGATACTTACTTCATCATTTTCATGAGGAGCGCAAATGTACATTTCATGATTGCTACTCATTGATTTGAATACAGACTCGTATATTATTTTTGCCAAGTCACCGCTGTACAGAAACTGTCTTACGGATTTACCTGTTCCGAAAATTTTAAACGGACTATTCGTCTTTTTTGCGATGCAGCACTTGTGAATGAGTGCAGGTATGACGTGTGCTTGTTCGATGTTAAAATTGTCGTGTGGACCGTACAGATTTGTAGGAATAAGGCAGATCGTTTCCATCGGGCTTAGACGTGTGTGAACTTCGAGCATGCGTTTCGCCATTGCGTACCCTTCATTACTAAAATGAGGTGGCCCGCAGTGTATCATGTCTTCGGTAAGTGGTAAGCCGGGAGGTGAATCTGGGAATATACAAGTTGATAAAATCGCGATAAACCGTTTCACCCCGGCTTGCTCACACGCCTGAATTATGTTGAGATTCATTCTTGTGTTATCTGCGTACATCGATTCGTTATTACTCATATTGTTGTACAGTCCTCCGACGCGAGCGGCCAGATGAACAACAACAGATGGCTTCGCGCGATTCATAACCTCACAAGTTTCTGTATAGTTTAGAAGGTTCATATCCTTGCTGCTCATAAATTCCCAGTCCTTTGCGTATTCCTGTAAAGCTTTACCGACGAGACCGGTCCCTCCAGTGACAAGAACCTTCATATATATTTCATAACTATAGTTTGTTTAAGTAAAGAGTATGGACGCGTGAATTCAATGGCTGCCTTTATCACGGGTATAAACGGCCAAGACGGAAGCTATCTGGCCGAGTTGCTTCTTGAAAAGGGGTACTATGTGCATGGTATATTGCGAAGGATGTCTCTCATGAATACAAAAAGGTTGGATCACATCAACAATCCTCGGTTTACATATAGTTATGGAGACGTTCTGGACTTTAAATCGGTCTATACTAATTTGGAGCTTCTTCTAAAACAGCATCCAGGAAAGCGAATTGAGATATACCACTTGGCCGCACAGAGTCACGTGCAAGTTTCGTTTGAAATGCCCGAATACACGACCGAAGTTAATGCGACCGGAACGCTGAAGGTACTCGAGGCGGGTCGATTGCTGCGAGACACATATAATTTGTCGAAAGATATGCTGCGAATATATGTTGCGTGTACTTCTGAATTGTATGGAAAGGTTTTAGAAAGACCTCAGACTGAAAAGACACCATTCAACCCACAATCTCCTTATGGAATTGCAAAACAATATGCATATTTCATTTCAAAAAATTACAGAGAAAGTTATGATATGTACATTTCAAACGGAATACTATTCAATCACGAGTCTCCTCGCCGTGGGTTTAATTTTGTGACGCGTAAGATTACTCTGGGTATCGGTAAGATTATGAGGGGCGAAACTGAGTCTATATCACTCGGCAACATAGATGCAGTAAGAGACTGGGGTCACGCAAAAGACTATGTGAAGGCTATGCAGATGATTCTAGATTATGAAGTACCTGATGATTTTGTGATAGCAACGAATGAAACTCATACCGTTCGAGAGTTTGTCGAAAAGGCATTTCGCATCGTTGACATACAGATTACATGGCAAGGAAAGGTCGGTCTGGATCAAAACGGCGTTATTCGTATACATATTGATCCAAAGTATTTCAGGCCCGCCGAGGTTGATTACTTGCACGGAGATGCCTCAAAGGCTTTTCGGGCGATCGGATGGAAACCAGACACAAGTTTTGATGAACTTGTACACGAAATGGTAATGAATGATATCAGCAAGTCCTAGACAAAAATTCGTGTCCTCCCCGAGCCAGTATGAAAAACCATAGAAGCCATCCACCTACAATGGCTTCCAACATCCTCTCCATCCTCACCCGTCTCGAGTCTGCTTCCGGCCGTCTCGAGAAGGAGGCAATTTTGAAACAGAATTCAGACAACAAGATCCTCAAGGATGTCTTCCGTCTGGCCCTTGACCCGACGATCAACTTTTACATCAAAAAGGTGCCCGAGCCGATCCTTTCATCGAATGTGAACACCCTCGAACAGGGTCTGTCGATGCTCGAGACTCACCTGGCGTCCCGGAAGTTCAGGGGTCACGAGGCGGCGCGCCACCTGGCCTACACGCTGGGCGGTCTGGAGGCGGCGGACCAGGAGGTTATCAAGCGGGTTATTGGCCGGAGCCTGAAGTGCGGGGTGAGCGAGGGCACTGTCGAAAAGATCTGGCCGTACCTGCGTCTCAGCTACCCCTGTATGCTGGTCAGTTCTATGAACGAAAAGACCAAGCTCAAGTTTCCTATGATGGCCCAGAACAAGATGGACGGGATGCGGTTCAACGCGATAGTCGAGGGTGGTGCGGTCACCTACCGCTCGCGAAACGGCAAGGAGCTCGATCTGAAGGGTGTGCTCGATGAGGACTTCCTGAAGCACGCGAATGGCACGGATGTTGTGTTCGATGGCGAGCTCCTGATCTGGGGCACGGATGGCAAGCCGGTCGATCGCAAGACGGGCAACGGTCTGTTGACCAAGTTCCAGAAGGGGACGGGAACGATCGAGATTGCCCAGAAGATTCGGGCGGTCGTGTGGGATCGCATCCCTCTGGCCGACTTTCGCGCGGGCATCTGCGTCGTCCCGTGCCAGACTCGGTGGTCGATGATGGTCGCCGGACCTTTGACTGACCGTGTCCGCATCGCAGCGACCACGATGGTCAACACGATCAAGGTCGCACAGGACCTCTACCAGGAGAAGCTGGCGGAGGGCGAGGAGGGTATTATCCTGAAGGACCCCGAGGGTCACTGGGAGGACAAGCGGGTCAAGCACCAGGTCAAGATGAAGGCTGAGCTCGAGGCGGACCTGAAGGTCACTGGGTTCCTCCCGGGCTCGGGCAAATATGAGGGCAAAATTGGATCACTGCTGGTCGAGACGGCTGACGGTCAGGTGAAGACGGCGGTCGGCACTGGTCTCACCGATGAGGAGCGGTCCCTGTCATTCGCTGAAAGATCGGAAGAGCAC